TAAACATCGGTATCATAATTATATGTGTCAGCGTTACTAGTATTACTAGAGGTGTTTGATTTGTAGTTTCCCCAAGTAGTAGAAGTTCCACCTGATTGCAGTGAAGTCGCAACGTCGTCGGGGGTTATAATTATATTATCTACAGCATTTGTTCCAGCCGCTCCACTAGCGCCAGTATGACCACCATCACTAGTTATTAATAAAAAGACTATAGTTTCGTTACTAACATCTATTTCTGTTATGGTTTTCTCAGATAAAGTTCCTAAACCATCGTTAAATTCTATATAACTTGGGTTACCGTCTTGTGTCAATAAATTAAATATATCTATATCACCGTTTCTACTAGGTATGTTTAAATTAGGATTCGTACGGTTTGGATCATAACCCTGTGTGATGGTTTGATTGAAATCTACTAAAGTAGAAAGCCCAATTCTAACTGTACCAACGTTTTTATCTGTTCCAGACGCCGATGATAAACCATCTGCTGTTATAGTAATTGTCTCAACACCATCAACGTTAACTTCTTCCCAAACAGCGTGGTGTCTACTTGTGTAACTACTATTTAACAACTCCGTGTTATGAAGAAATTCCAACTGTTCGTTTACAACACCTACAGTATCAGAACTAGAAGCCGGGACAGAGGATGATTTGTTCCAATCGTTTATAGAATCTAATTCACTAGAAAAATCACTATTAGGAATTAATTCATCAACATCTATAATGTAATCATAGTTTTTATTAGAATCTTGTTTTATTTTGAATGGATTTTGAGTATGTTTAGTTGGATATAAAGGATGTTTAATACCAGAACTATCGGTCCATAACACCCTTGTGTAATTAACATAATCATGAGGAAGTATCATTGTGTTAGATGGAGGTAATTCTATCTCTTGAGATTTTATAGATTTAAAAGTATCAAAAGAAAGTTCTTGCATCGCTCTTTGCGCATGAAAAGCAACATCCGTTCTTTTTACCTTGGGTATTATTTTATTTTCCCCCGTATAAGCTATAATAAATTGATTTATAACGTCTTCTAAAGAAGTGAACTGATAATTACCATAATTATTACCTTGGTAATACGCTTGTTGTGTAGTATTATCTAATAATCCCATTTATTTATTGTTTTTCTTGTTGAATATTCTTCGTGTCTTCTGCTGCTGCTGCTTGGTATAAATTTGGGTCTTTTAATGTAAAACCTGCTAGAGTTAATATTTTTACAACTAATTTTGTTTCTTCTGATGGATGTAAGTCGAAATCTTGATAATCCAAAGCGGTTGCATTTAACAACGCTTTTTCTCCAACGACCATATAAGTCCAATTCACGTCTCTAGGTGATTGAATATAGTCTATGTTCGCAGTATCTAGTGTGCTACCAGCTATTTGAAGTGTATTGTTTATTGTGTCAACTATATATATAGGTCTTGTAGTCGTAGGAGCTGTTAAGGGACTATTTGGAAACGTTCTAAAATCTTTTCTACTAACGCTTTCCATCATTATATTATCCGATCTAACGTTAGAAAGTCTATAAAACCTTGTTAGTCCATTTAGATTACCTACCGAGAATCCTTCAGTGTTAGGAACTAGAGTTAATGCAGTTGTTACTTCAAATATACCTATCTTCTCTTCTAGTATATCCACCATATCAGCGTGTGTGGTATCATTTCCAGGTACTCTCCTGAATTGATTTAAATCGTAGAAGTACTGTTCGAATATATCCATTTGCGCTTGGTTAGCGTATAGATTAAACTCTTGAGGAGTAATATATCCTCTCTGTTCTTTATTAGCTAAAGTTAAAACTCTTTGATATACTCTATCTACGTTTATCATAGTATTTTTTTATTTTTTATAAGGAAACATTTTGTTTAGTTTCTCTTTTCTTTTATTGCAACCACAATCTTTTTTACCTGTATACCTTCCCCCAAGTTCAAATAAAGATTTTATACCAGTTACTTTTGTAATTTTTTCTATTGAGTCTCCTAGACCCTTTGATTTATTTGATTCCATACTATATAATTTTTGTAGTTTACGATCGCCCCGCAGGGCGACCGCTCTACAGTTTGATTAATTATTTAATCGTTTTTCTATATTGCTATAAATTTCCATACCTTCATCAGTTTTAAACCAAGCGGCTAAAGCTGAGTATGGATGTTCATCAAATGGAACTGTACATAGTTTTCTATCGTTAGATCCCCACGTAAAAGTTCTTTGATCAGAAGATAATTTTAATATCCCCATTTCTGTTGCTCTAATACCAAAGTTTCTAAGAACTACATTTTCGTCATTCACTAGCTCTAAGAATAAATTTGGATTTTTCTTAGCGTATAATAGTAAATCTCTTTTAAGTTCCTTAGAACTCATCTTAGACACTCTGGAACCAATTTCTACACGCATAACAGCTTCTGCCATGTCAATGTCTATAGACTGAGCAGCATTTAACGCTTCGATCTCCATTTCTAAAAAATCTATTTCGTTAGCGGCTATTTGTGCTGGTTTGTGTTCTTCAAATAATTTATCTCTATGTGGATGGTAGAGTGATAGCATTTTTTGTAGAACTGTTTTTTCTTTTGGTACAAATAAATTACCATTTTGAAAAATGATATGTTCTAACCTTTGCTCTCCAACCATTTCGTCTACAAAGCAAGTTCTTTGATTAGAAGTGTATTTTAATTCTCTTTCATAACCTTTCTCCTCATCAAACCAATGGACGTTACTACCCCTTATTAAATAAGTTAAAGGAGATCTACCTTTGGTCAAATGGTACATTCTATCTTTAATCTCCCAGTTATCTTTTTTTGGTAGCGGTTTTTCCGCTACTATCTTTTGTTTTGGTTGCTCTATAACCGATGGAGTTTTAACTTCTACGAAGTCGTTTGTTGCCTCCATTTCTTTTTTTGTTTCTTTTTTCTTTGCCATAATATAATATATAATAAAATTAATAAAAAATAAAAGGGAGTGGAGACTAAGCCCCACTCTCTTTTAATATAATAAATGCTAGTTCATTAACATGAAGTTATTAGCTCCTTGTGTAATTAAACATCTTTCAGACAAGTAATGTACTTCCATTACATCTTTTCCACTAGTAGCAGCTCCAACAGAACCTGTGATCCATGTTTTTAATTTACGGTCATCAGCTTCAGAAGTTTTATAACGAACGTGTAAGAAAGGTCTTTTAAGATTTTTCCCTAATTGCTCATCGTAAACTGAAGATACTCCAGCAGGAATTATAACTCCTCTAATTGCATTAACAGTATCATTTAAACCACCACGTAAAGCCTGGTCATTTAAATACTTCATGTCAGACTTGTAGAAGTCGTAAGAACCTCTTCTAAAACCAGAGAAACCTAAGTTCAAAGCCATGTCTTCAGAATTATTGAATACTCCGTAAGAAGTACCACCAGCTCCGTAAGAATTCATTGAAGCTAACATATCGTCAATAGCGAGCGAAGCACCTCTATTAACAAACATCATGTTTTCTTCAATAGCACCATTTTGATCAAACACAGCTAAAGCAGCGTCAAATTCAGCTAAATCAGTAGCAGCGTTAACACCAGTAATACCAGTAGTTTGGTGACCTCTTGTAGTTATAGCTTTAAATAATCCCTCAGTACCAGCATCATAACCAGTAGTAGAAGCGCTTAAGCCCATAGATGTGTTTTCTACAACAGAACCTGCTACAGCTAATTCACCTTCTAATAAAGCCATTTCCATATAATCAGTAAATCTAGCTCTAGTATCACCTTCAGCTTTTAAATACCAAAGATATCCACTTTGTCCGTCTTCACCAGTAACTTCAACCCAACCAATATTTCCAGCATCAGATCCAGAAATTTCATAGAAATCTTTTAAAATGATGTGTTTGTTGAAATGTGATTTAAACGTAGGTTGATTAGCTTCAGCTTTTGCAGCAGTACCCTTAGCGTGTTCTGAACCATAAACTAGAACCCTCAGCATATCAGCTGTAGTCGCAGTACCGATAGCAGTGCCTAAATCAGCAGCTGAATAAGGATACATAGTGATCTGATTGTTAGAATCGTCAACTGCTTGCACATGACATTTTGCTGTATTACCAGCAGATGAAGTTACAACAACTGTATCACCAACTCTAATACCACTATTAGTAGTCAAAGCGTTTCCGTCAATATCTTTAGTAATAGTTAATATATGAGTAGATGTATATGTTGCTTTATAAGATAGGTGTAATCTACCTTGTTCTGACCACACGACCCTATCAGAGTTTGACGCTTCTTCAGCCCCAACTTGAGATAAAAATCCTGCAATCGTTCTTTTACCAAAGATCTCTGCTTCTTTTTCCATAAGATCTGGTAAGTATTGTTGTGCCCATGCGCTACCCGCTCCAGTAAAATCAACGTAATTTCCGCTTAACGTTTGTTTCCTTGGGGCCGCATCCGGTGCACTTGCACTTGTAATTGCCATTTTGTTTTAATTTTTAAATTGTTATTTGTTTTTAATTTTAAATTTGAAATCATTAGAATTTTCACCAAGCACCTTTACTTTTATTCCACCAGCATTGATCTCACCACTATGTTGTTGTCGTGGATCCATACTAATGTTCTTAGATTTAGCTACACTATTTTTTAAAGCGTCGGCCTTACCCTGTTCGTAAAAGTGACTAGCGATCTTATCAGCATTCATCGCAGTATACATCGATTTATGATAACCCTTAGCGTCTTCCATTTCGTTATTTTTGTTAAGAAACTTTCCTACAAAATTGTTAATGTCGCTTTGAGTATTTTTTACGACGTCAGAGTCTTTAACGTTAAACCTAAATCTTTTCTCTCCGATGTTATATTCAAAACCTTTGAATTCTTTGTTGAAAAGTTTGTCAGTTTTATTTAAAAACGTCTTGTGTTGCTTTTCTGCTACTTGTTGCTGCTCTTTTGATTCCTTGTTGTATCTATTGAAAAAATCAATTGCTTTCTGCTGCTCATTCGTGAGCTTAGAACCACGTTTGATATCTTCGTAATATTTGGACTTCGCACCGTCCAGGTGTTGCTTTGCTTGAGCAACTTGCTCCTTCAAAGCTAATTTCTTTCTTTTAACATCTCTTTCCTCATCTATATCTTCATCAAAAGCGAAGTAATCTTCCATTAAGAAATCTATTTCTTCTGAATCTAAATGAGGTTTTGTTTGTTTGTAGTATTCTTTTAGTAAAGCGTTATTATCTAGTTCGGAGTAATCTTGATTTAACTTGACATAATCTTCTAAATCACCTCCTGTATCTTCCATAAATTGCATTAACTTTTGGATATTCTCAGGAAGTTCTTTCCCGGTAGCCTCTGCTTCAGCAACCGCTTCTTCAACTTGTTCTACGAGCTCCTCTACTTCTTCTGTTATTTCTTCTACGACTGGAGTTTCTTGTGTTTCAGTTTCCGGTTGTACTTCTTCTTGTTCTTGTGTGGAGTCGGTAGTTTCAGTGAGTTCAACCACTCCTCCGTCGTCAGTAACGTCTTCTTTAATTTCTTCATTTTCTTTTGGTGTTGGTGGTTTGCTTAAATCTACTTTTATAACATCATCGTCTTCAGTTTTCTTTAGATCGACTTTAGTTACGTTGTCTACTTTTTCTACAACTTCTTCAGTTGTTTCTTTTTTCTTTTTTGCCATAATATAATATAATAATAATTAATAAACTGTTTACTGGGGTTCAAATGCCCCTAAATTAAATCCACCACCCATTATATCATTACCTGATGATTCAAAGTTTTTAGGTGGTTTTTGATTATTTCTTTGGTCAATCATTTCTGATTGTTGTGTTGCTTGTATCTTTGTTCTTTTGTCTTTACGATCTTCTTTCTCTTTTTCTCTACCTTTAATGCCTTCAACCTCCAATTGCCTTAACTGCATGTTATATTGGAACTCTTGCTCCATAAGCATTTTCTTTAACTCTCCCTCTGCTTGTAGTTTCTGTAAATCTAATTGAGATTCAACTTGAGCAAGTTGAGCTTTAGACTGTGTTAAAGCCTCGTTCTTTTGTACTTCCATCTGAGCGGCGGCTTGTTGTGCTTGAATATTAGCTTCAGATTGTGCTTGGATGTTTTGTTGTTGTATCTTCTGATCTCTATCTATTTTTTGTTTTCTTCTAATTTTCAACAGTGAATTAGCTAGTTTTAGATTTTTTATTTCTCTAACATCAATAGCGTCTTCTAGTTCTATGTTTTGTTGAGATAGCGCTACCTGTATATTGTTTTCCAATAAAGCTTTTTCTTCTTCGTCTGGTGATAACTCAATAAATATACCGAAATCATATAGATGTAATTCTGACATCTCTTGTAACGTAGCTACATTATGCGCTCCAATAGCTTGTATAAAAGCATCTTTTGTTGGTGAGTATTCTATAATATCAGATATTCTTAAAGATAAACACTCTGCTATTTGTGCTGTTAAAAATAATCCAGATTGTAGTATGTGTCTAGTGGCTGTGTTTGAATTTGCCGCAGCCATTTTTTGTACACCAACTAATGCGTTTTTATCAGGTGTTGTTCCGTCTCTAGCTTCGTTTAACCCGGTTACGTCTCTTATCATTTGTAAATAATAATTATACGTGCCTATTAGGCTTTGCATCTTTTGTCCTCCGGATCCAGATTGTATTTCTTGGATAGGTACTTTACCAGGATTCATATCACCCTCTGAAGTAAAACTCCTCCCGATAACAGACCCAGTCTGGAAGAACATGTTTAAAGCTTCTTGTGGATTATAATTTGTTCCATTACCTAAATCTATTTCAGCAAGACCATCTGCGTCTAAATAAACTCCATCAGGAACCATACGTGACATAACTTGTTGTAACTTCAAATGTGTAAGTTGGATCATGTCCGCGAACCCTGTAATACGTTTTACTAATGAATCAATTCTACCTTTGTATATTCTTGGCGCTACAATAGAGTAATTCATTTTAACTTTAGTAAAGTCACTCTTAGGACGCATCATGTTTTTTGACATCTCCCATTTTAACAATTTGTTTGTACCAAGAACTATAGCGCCTTCGTAAAGACATTCTATAGATCTATGTAGTCTTTCGTACCCACCTTCTTTTTCAACTGGAGGATTAAATGTGTCGTCTTTTTCTATCGCCTTGTCAGCTCCAGATCCAGTTTCTTTCATCTTGTAAACCTCGTTCATATAACTTTTATAGTTAAAATATAGTATTTGAACTGAGTTATTGTCCAGTGTTCCTCCACCACGGTTATGATTATTAGTATGTGTAGATTTATTTTGTGTTATTTCCTCTAAATCTTCGTGTGTTAGATGTGGAAATTGTTTTGCTAATTCGTTTATTGGAATTGTTTTAACCTCTCCTACGTAGTATATATCGTCAAAGTATGGTGACTCAGTATAAGAGTACACTAAATCAGCTGGATCAACATAATCTATAGTCACACCTTCTGATGTATTAAAGTTTGTTTTTACAGCTCCAATACCTAAAACAGTTAAATCGTAATAAAATCTTTTCTTTGTTAATTCATAATTATTCCCCTCCATTAAAACTTTTAACGCTTGTTCTTCTGCTATCTCTACAGACTGCTTGTAAGACAATTGCATATGCAGCGCTAATTCTTCTTCGTTAGCTGGTAGTGTTTCTGGATCGTTTTCTGATAAGTCAAGATTAAAGTTTTCCCTCACATATGCGTCAACGCTTTTCATCTTCATGTCTCTAACGACAGACTCCATATATTCCGTTCGTTTACTTACTCCATAAGGATCCTGTGAATAAGCCTTGATATCATACATTCTCTCCGCGATACCGTTTACAACTATGTCTACGAATTTAGATATAATTGGAACTGGTTTCCAATCTAAATTAAGATAGGACAAATCACCGTTTATAGATAACTCATCCTTATATTTTTGTATTGATTGTTCTCCACGAGCGTATAATCTTAAATTGTGGAAATTATTTTGATTAGTTGAGTATCTATTGTGACCACTATCTTTGTGGAACCATTCTGATTCAATAGCTTTAGCTATTTTTAAACCATAATCATAGCTTATTTTTTCTGCGTCACTTACAACTTGACTAGGAAAATTATTTATAACAGACTCTGCCATATTTTACTTTATTATTTTTGATGCGTTTCCAGTATTGGTATACTTCGCAATATTTATGTTTAATTTTTGCTTCTCAATTTTAGCGTTAGGTCTATATAAATTTCTATTACAAGCCATAATAGCTAACCCAGAACTAATAGATGCGTCAAATTTAGTTCTCTTTGTTATATCGAATCTACTCCAATCATTTAAAGTTTCATTAAAATATATGTTCCCATAATTTCCATCACCTAAATGACCTACGTAACTCTGTATGTACATCTCGATAGCAGCTGCGTGAGCCTGCTTTATATCTTCACTTGAATTAGGTATCCCTCCTATTTCTTTTTCTGTTACAGATAGTTTGTTCCAAAGCTTATCTGGTCTATTCATAGAATAACCTCTATAACCTCTTCTTCTTAAATGGTATAATAACCTAGGTTTGTTATTTTCACAAAGCAGTGGCATTCCGTAAAACACTAAGGCCATTAATACATCTTCAAAAAATATCTCAGCTGTTTGGGGTCTAGCTACATATTCTAAAAACATATGATTAGGTGGACAATCTTCCATCGAAAACTTAGTTAATCCATGTAAAGCTCCATTAGATCCTTTTCCATCCACAGTCCCTGATATATCATAACTGTCACAACCAAAAGCTCCCATGTGTTCGTTCGCAGGATATTTCACGTTGTTCTTCATTACGATTTTATTCTGCATGTGACTTGGTGGAAACCAACTTACTTTAAACCTACCTTTTGGATCTGGGTAGAAAATTACTTGTGTATCTTTCACGCCATTAACCCATTGAAAATTTCCAACTGATAAAACCGCTGAGTTACCTATACCTTCGTTATAATCTATCTGTTCGTATATTTTAACAAGATTGAAGATACTATTTTTAGATTCATCTCTAAACGCGTGTTCAGTAGTTCTTGGGAATTGTCTGTAAAATTCATTTAATCCATCTTGATCAGATTTTAATCCTTCTACTTCGTTATTCCAGTGCTCTACTATACCTACATCTATTAATTCACCATCTGGTCCGAGGACATCATTATCTGGATTATCGAAGACTGGATATCCATGCTCGTCAATAAATCCTTCGTAGTTCCATTCCATTGGGATAAACAAAGAATATAAGCCAGACTTTGTTTGGCCATTTCTATTTCGCGATGTGACATCTGATGCGTTGTATAATTTTTTAAAATTGTCTCCACCTTTGTCTAATGCGTTTGAAGTTGAGCCCATCATACATTTACCAACTATTCTACTACCTAGTCGTAAACATGTTTTTGTAACTCTCCAGTTATTTAATATGTTATCGGGTCTTTCCCACTTACCACTTTCATCGTGAACTAATAAGTTTAATTTTTCTCCGTCATAACTATTATCTCCAGTGTTCTTCCAATCAATAGTTGTGTCTAATCCCTGTAAATCTTCTAACTTTTCGTTAGATGTAATCTTTTTCCTTGTAAATTTAGATGCCGGTACTCTATACGCTAATTCTGTTTTAGGTCTATCCATACCGTCTTGAATAGGCTTGAAAAAGAATGGGTAGTTTATGCTAATTGGAACTACTTTGTCGGTAAACATCTTTTTAGCATCCGAACCAGTTTTAGAAAGTATACCATATCTAGCATCACCTGTTAAAGTGGCTAGATTAACTGTTTCAGCTGATGACATAAAAGAAAATCCAGATCTACGGTTTTTAAGGTAACACATTCCATAACATCTTTTATCTGCTTTACACGCCTCCCAAAATATATAAAATAATCTATTCGCCTCTCTATAATCTGGAGCCCCAACATCAATCTTACTCCATTGTAAATACATATAGTGCGTACCAGTTATCCAGGTTGGTTTACCATTGTTTGTGAACCAGAATCCTTTATCTCTTCGATTAAACTCTTCGTCTATGTAATCGTACCATTTTTCTTTGTTATTTTCCGGATAACTCCTCCAATCGAATATATTCTTGATCCTTTGTAACTCTTTGGGATACTCTTGTTTCACCCATTTGTTCTTCTGGTGCTTGTATACTTCTTTAGGTGGTTTAGGTAGCGCTATAATTAAATTTTGTATTTCTATGATCTCACCTATAACTCCATTGTGAGACAATACAATTAAATCGTGTTCTTTGTTATAACCGTATTTCCACTTCTTACCTCTATTCATTCTGGTAATAGTGGTTCTTTTTATCGGCTCAACTGTATTAACTAAACTTTGCTTGTACATTACTTAGATCTACCTTCTGCGAATCCTTTAAAGACTTTTTCCTTTCTCTCTTCAGGTGCTTTGCCCTCAAGTAGATTTTCTTCCTCTTGAATTCTTGTAAGTATTTCGAATGCGTCAAATATAGCTAGTTTTTTAGTAGCCGCGGCGTTCTTTAATCTATCAGCAGTAATATCATCTCCAGAATCAACAATAGGTTCTTTAGCTACTTTGATTAGTTCCTCCACTGCTTTCTGCCCAGCTTGGATTATACTCTTCTTCGTTTCCTTGGTATTCATATTTAATTGTAATAAATTGGGTCATAACTCTATATAATCTCTTTCCATCGATTATAAATTCATAGGTAGAAAAAGGTGTGAATCCTACTAAATCACCCTCTTTAAAACTACCATCAGTATATACAATTTTACCTACGCAAGGTTTTTCTATGTCTTCTGTAAGATAATTTGTATCTTTTATAGGTTGTACAAAGCAATATCCTTTCACTGCTTTCCATCTCCAATATCTTTTGTATAAGAATATTTGATCTTCTTTTACTAGATAAGTATTTTCATCAAAGAAACTTCTACTATTTCTTTCTTTACCTTTAACGTCGTGCCATCTTCTAAATACATTGTGATGAACTATAACTTCGTCTTTAGGTTTTATTTCTGATTCAAAAGCAGTGGGAACAGATTTAACAATAGCTTGTCTATTCACAAATTGGTGATTATAAACCTCAGTATTAAGTATCAATTCTGAAGTTCCGACTTTAGTAGTATTGTTGTATCTGTTTCCCTTTGGCTTTATAACAAAGTCAAAAGGCGCTTTCATCAGTATTCTAGATTATATTCTACAGAAACAGCCATGTTCTTGTTGAAGTCTTTCCACGGTAGTACATCTTTGTTTTTCTTGATAAAGATAGAGTATTTTTCCTTCTCCTCTATTATATCGCAAATAGTATGTCCACCATAAACTTCTTGCCCAACAGCATAATGCATAGCGT